AGGCATGGAAGGGCGCAGCTCGCATGTCTCCGATCACCTGCACCATCAGGCGTTACGACTCTGCCAATATGTCGGCCGTGGTGAACTCCTGGACGCTTTACGTCAGTGACTGCAACATGGATGGAACAGACGTAAACGTCAGCCTCTCAATGACCAACCCACTCAACAGAAACATTGGCCGGATATATGACCCGGCTGAATGGCGCGGCCTAATCAACGGTTAAAAGCATGGATAAAGATGAATTTATTAACGGGATGATTGGCATTCCGTGGGTCGACCGCGCCTGCACTATGGAGGCCTGTGATTGCTGGGGTCTTGTCGTTCTGTATTACCGGCATGTGCTGGGAATAGAGCTGCATCAGTTGCCAGGCTACGAGTCAGGTAGCGATTTCCTGACCTGTTACAGCGATGAGGTAGTCTTCTGGCAGCGCTGCGATGTGCCGCAAGAGGGCGGGATATTTATCGCGTATGTGGGCGACCGGCAGGAGCACGTTGGCGTGATAGCTAACGGCGCAGCGCTGCATAGTCGCGGCGATGGTGGCGGAGTCCGGCATGACCGCATTCGGGTAATAGAGAAACTTTTCACGCGAGTGGAGTATTTAACACATGCCGATTATTCAGATCCAGCACGTGCCAGGGAAGCCGAAAGAGCGTGTTGAGCTGCCTGCAGGCACCATATTTTACGACTGGCTGGTAAGCCGCGACTTCTTCAGTGATGTCCTGATTGTAGTGAACGGCGTAGAGCTGGGAGAAGATGCCGAGTTGGCATTCCCGCTTACCGAGATGCACAGCATCCTTATCTTCTCTCAGCCAAAAGGCTTTGTCGGTAAGGTTCTGAACCCGGTATTCAAGCTGGTTCAACAGGTATTCAGCTTCCTGATGCCGAAGCCGTCATTCAGCGCAGCAGAAAGCAACGCCAAGGACTCGCCTAACAACAAACTGACCGGGCAGACCAACGTCGCCCGTACCTATCAGGCCCGCCCTGATGTCTACGGCAGGGTGCGGTCTTATCCCGACCTGATTCAGGAATCGCTGTTCGAGTACCAGAACAATAACAAATACCTGACCGAGTGGATGAACTTCGGCCTTGGTGTTTACACCGTTGAAAGCGTCAGATACTCCGAGTCCTCGCTGACAGCACTGGCCGGCGGAAGCTATGAGATATTCCAGCCAGGACAGGTGATACCGCTCATATATGAAGGGTTCGCTTTTGACGATGTGAACGGTCAGGAACTGCCTGGCCCGAACGAGAGCGAGGAAAACCCCTACGCTACAGCCACGGCAACAACGATGGTTTCTGGCAGCTATGCCGGCGGGCAGATCAGCATAAAAATTGTGAAGCAGGCGGAGTTTGACTACTTCTACAATCTGAAGCGCCCACATCCGGTCAGCTTTGTCGTTAATGTCACCTACAATACTGCAGTGGGCAGCGTCACCAGGGACGCGACGCTAAACGGCGACCTTTTTAACGCCACTATCACTACAGACGGCGCAGTCGTTAATCCCAAAACCTATTACACCTTCTACTTCAATAATCTTTCCGGCACGGATGCCAGTCAGGTTCCTGAGTCAGCGGTTTTCAACACGACGAAATTCATCCTCAATGATAATCGCCTGGTGACTGTCGGGCCGGTCTTCGCCGCGCTGCCCGGTGAGCAGTTGTGGGTTCATCTGCAGGCGCAACTGGGAGAGGGTGACTTTGCCAGTGTGAATATCGATCTGTGGGAAATTGACGATGATAACGAGGAAATAGCCGGTACCGCGCAAAGCCTCACAACCTCATTCCCGGCGGCCACGAAGGCCGACAATTATTATCAAACGTTCAAAATCACGCCGACGGCAGGATATGGTCGTTATGCTCTCACCTTCGCCCGTACGAACAACAGCAATGATCACAGTATCCTGAAACTGGAGGCTATCCATTCTGTACGCGTAAGGACGAATGAGGTGCATCCGAATGATACTTTGGTCAGGGTTTCCATACAGGACACTGAGCAGGCTACCAGCATTCGTGAGCGCAAATACAATGCGCTGATAACCAGGCATACCATCAGTTATAACCAGTCGACAGGCAAAGTTGATTATACGCTGAGCCCGTCACGCTCCTTTGCGGACGCGGTGGCACATACATGGCTGGTTATGGGTGGACAGCCTGAATCGACCATCGACCTCTACGAGCTTTATCGCATAGCGGCCAGCATCAGCCCCGCCGAGTACGGTTATTTCGATTATACGTTTGACGATGAGGACATCTCTCTCGGCTCACGCATAGAGACTATCTGTAACGTCGCCAGAGTAATAGCGTACTGGGATCAGGGAGTGCTTACCTTCAGTAGAGACGAGAAAAAGACGACGCAGGCCACTGTGTTTAACCGGGCCAATATGGTGGGCGATGAGTTCCGCCTGACTTACGACATGAGGATGCCTGGCCAGTATGACGGCGTCGAAGTTGAGTACGTTAACCTTTCGACTAACAAGAAGGCATACATTCGGCTTCGCATCACCGACAGTGGCATCGTAGATCAGGAGGCGCAGACACCACTCAAGATAACGCTGCAGGGATGCCGTAATACGCTACAGGCAACAGACAGGGCATATGTCGAAGCGCGGAGATTGCTTTACTCGCGCATCAAAATGGCCTGCCGGGTACTGGCTGACGGGGGGTATGTTTCGCCGGGTGACCTGGTTGTCGTTGCTGACACCTACGACACCAACCAGCAGGCTGGCTACATAGTCTCCCGCAACGGTAATAACTTTGAGACTAGCGAGACCATCAGGTGGGCGGGCGAGATGTGGGTAATTGTCACCGACAGCACGGGCAATCCAACTGCACGATATCGCGCCTATCAGCGACCTGATACCGCCTTCGGTTTTACCTCGGCAATCCCGGAAATTCAGTTAAATATCTACGACGGCGTCAATGTGCAGTCTCCATCACGCTATGTGATTGCCACGACTGAGGAGCTTGATGGCACTCAGTGGACTGTCACGGAGAAGAAGCCAAACCCTGACGGCACTACCTCGCTGACGCTCGCTGAATACAGCGATCTCATTTACCAGTAATAAATTACCAGCAACCAGCCCGGCCATAGAGTCGGGAATTTTCTTGGAAAAAATATGGGCAGTAAACCTAACC